TCCCAGCTGGTGTATGCCGTTCGGCAAGACATTGAGTTCAAGATCTTCGACCAGGGCGTGGTCCAGGACCCCAACACGAAAGAGATCGTCTACAACCTCATGCAGAACGACATGGTGGCCCTGCGCGCCGTGATGCGCCTGGGTTGGGAGATTCCCAATCCCATCAACGCGTTCCAGCCAGACGAGACCAAACGCTCCCCCTTTGCGGTGTACGCTCCTCCTACGGCGTCGGGGGGTTAACCGGACTGTCTGACGAGCCTTCCCCGGCGGCTTTCGCAATGACTGACGCCGGGGCGGACAGTCCCGTAAAAAAGGCGAGAACCAGCCGCAAAAAGGCGGTGGCCGAATGAGCATCCAACTCTATCAAGGCGACTGTCTGGAGCTGATGAAGGACATCCCGGACGGCGGCGTGGATATGGTGCTGGCTGACCTCCCGTTTGGCACGACCTGTAATTCCTGGGATTCCGCTATCCCTCTTGCGCCTTTATGGGAGCAATATCACCGCATCTGTAAGAAAAATGCCGCCGTCTTGATTTTCGGACAACCGCCGTTTTCCGCTGTTTTGATGATGAGCAACATGAAGGAACTGCGGTATGAGTGGATTTACGAGAAAACAAACGCCACGGGCTTCCTGAATGCAAAGAAAATGCCACTCAAGGCGCATGAATCTGTATTTGTGTTCTATCAAAGTCTACCTACTTACAACCCGCAGTTTTCTTCTGGCAAGAGATACAAGCGGTCACAGGGGTCTAAAAATTCGAGCAATTATCACGGATTTGTCCGGCGCAAAGATCAAGAATACGATGAAAAACGATATCCGCGCGATGTGATACGGATATCAAACGGTTGGGGAGTATGCAAGGGAAAGCACCCCACCCAAAAGCCCGTTGCCCTGCTGGAATACCTGATACGCACCTACACCAACGAGGGCGAGACTGTCCTTGACAACACAATGGGCAGCGGCTCCACGGGCGTCGCGGCTGTCAACACGGGCCGCAACTTCATCGGTATGGAGTTGGACCCCGGCTATTTTGAGACGGCAAAACGGCGCATTGAGGAAGCGGAAAGGGCGGTGGAAGCGTGATTTACGCCGACTACGACTACTACGCCAACGACTACTTTGGGCGGGCCATTAAAGCGGAGAACTTTCCCCGCTTGGCCCTCCACGCAAGCCAGTACATCGACTACATCACCCAGGGTAGGGCAAGGGACAGTATGGAACCCGTCAAAATGTGCTGCTGTGCCCTAGCGGAACAGTACCAGGCCATTGAGACGGCCCAGGCCCTGGCGCATAAAAGCCTTGCGGCGGGCGCTGGGGATGGCGCTGAGGTCCAGAGCGAGACGGTTGGTTCCTGGTCCAGGTCCTACCGCTCCGGAGGAGACAGCGCACAGTCTGCGGTCCAGGCGGCGGAGGCGGCCCGGTCCGTCCTGCTGGATACCGCCCGGCGGTATCTGACAAATACTGGGCTGCTGTATCGGGGAGGGAGGCGCTGCCGGTGACAATCAACATTTTGGGTGCAGATTACACCATCACGTGAAGCCACAATGACCCACGTCTGGAAAGCATCGACGGATTTTGCGATGAAACCACGAAAGAAATCGTCGTGGAAACTTACGAGGGTGATGATGGGAAGCCGGGCGTAAAAGCTCAGTTAGATGTTCAGCGGAAGAAAAACGTCCGGCATGAGCTGGTACATGCTTTCCTTTTCGAGTGCGGCCTTGCCGAAAACAGCCCTTGGGCGCAGAACGAGGAAATGGTTGACTGGATCGCCATTCAAGGCCCAAAACTCTACAAGGCGTGGCAGGAGGCGGGGGCGGTATGAAAACTACAAGCCAGTTAAGCGAAAAGTGCAAAAACTGCCCACATGTCAACATCTGCAATAAAAAGCGGATGGAGGCTTGCGCATATATGGGAAAACACGACCCATGTATGGCAAGTGCGGCGGCAGAGGGTGCTAATTACGCCCGTGCAGATGTGCTTGTAAAGCATGACTACCGCGACATAAAGATTGGGCCAAACACTACCATTACGATTGACCTCGAGGAACAAAAACGCCAATTAGAACGGGATATTTACAAAGCGTTAGGTGGGCCTTGCCTTGAGTTTGGAGCGTGAGATAATGAGTATGTTCCCCCACACCATCACCCTCTACAATGTGGAGACCATCCCAAAGGACGATTACAAGGACGAAGTAATCAACCATATCACCATCCTGCGGGGCGTACTTGTGGACGATTCCAAGGCCGCCAACATGCGCGAGAGCGGCCTTGTGAGCGCAGACGCGGTGAACCTCCTGATTCCATTTAATGCGAAAGCAACCGATGCGGTCACGGGTGCGGGAAAGAAGTTTATGCCGCCCATCGAGTTCTGGCGCTCTGAAGACAAGGCCAGCCATTGGACGCTGGCCATCAGCGCAAAAGGGGCAAAGCTGGACGGGTACACCTTCTTTGTTAAGGGCGTGGCCCTGCCGCCAGACGTCAATCCACAAACAGGACAGCCCCTCAAGCCAAGCCTAGTACGGGATGTTGTGGAATCCATGTACGATGACGTGTACAACATCACCAAGATTGACACGAAGGATTTTGGCGGGCTGCAGCATTGGGAAATCGGAGGGCTATGAGGTGGCGGGAGTAAAGTTCACGCTTGACGCGAAGCGGTTTAAAAAGGATATGGAGCGGCTTGACCGAAAGATGAGGTTTGCCGGGGAGGGGGCGGAGCACGCCCTTGCCGTCCAGATGGCGAAAGACACGGAGCCGTATGTGCCAGCCCAAACAAAGTCCCTCGCGAACCGAACAATTGTACATGAGGATACCGTCATCTACCCAGGCCCATATGCAAGATTCCTATATTATGGAAAACTCATGATTGACCCAAAGACCGGAAGCCCATGGGCGCCAAAGGGAGCATCAAAGGTGGTTGACCCGCAGGGGAAAGATTTGAGCATTAGTACGGCGGTACACAGCAAGGCACAATCCCATTGGTTCGAGGCATCCAAAGCCCAGAACCTTCCAAAATGGAAACGCGTAGCAGGGAGGTTGATGCAGCGTGAGTTCGGAAGATAAGCCCATTGAATTCGTGGAAGCAAAGGAAGAAGACCGCATATCAAGAAACCTCTTGGGGTGGTTGAGCGGTTACCATGAAATCCCGCTTTCCATCCTGCGCATTGACTATGAGTTCCTTGACGCCAAAGAGTCCAGTATGTCCCTCTCCACGATTCAGGGCGCTTACATCGTCGAGCAGTTCATTGACGGCACTTACACAGCGGAATACCAGTTCAAGCTCATTTACCGTTTGCGTGCAAACACGCCGGACGAACGCCTGAAAGCAGATGAACTGCTCGACGGCCTGGGGGATTGGGCAGTTGCGCAATTTGACGCCGGGAGCGGCCCGGATATCGGGAGCGGCCTGGAAGTCCAGGAATTTGAACAGGCTACCCGCTCTTCTTTGTTCGCCCGAATGGAAGACGGGTGGGAAGACCACCAAATATTTATGCGGATGACCTACAAGGCCAATCCGGGAAAGTGAGGAAATCATGGCAGAAAAAAGAAGCGCATTTAAAGCATTTTTGAACACAACTCCGGGATCGGATGCCACGTACAGCATTATCGGCCCCGGCGTGACGGAGCTATCCATTTCGTATAACCCGCAGACCAGCACGGAGCAGTATATCCACGAGGACACCGCCACCACTGAGCTGACCGGATACCAGCCCAATGCCCCCGTAACGGCCCAGGTGGTGAAGGATGACCCCACCTTTGAGTTTATTAACGGAATCAGGAAGGGGCTGCTCATCGGCAGCGACGCCCACACGGATGTGGTTCTTGTGGATCTGTTCGGAAAGCAGACCGGGAGCGCCTACGAGGCCACAAAACAGCCTGTTTCCATCCAGATTGACAGCTATGGCGGCTCCGCAACGGACCCCCTGTCCATCGGCTACACCATTAACTGGCGCGGCGCAGGCACGGAGGGGACGTTCAACCCCAGCACAAAAACCTTCACTGAGGGCGCGGCGGCTGCGGCGTTCTCCGCCAGAAAGGGTGATTGATGATGGCTGGAATCCGCGTCAATACAGGCGTAAAGCGCATCGAAGTCAATGACAACGGGGACTATATCACCATCAACCTGAACGACAACGATTTTATGGATCGGTTTTTTGCCGCATACGAGGAAATCCAGAGGATCGCGGACGAATCGACCGCAAAAGAGGCGGAAATCAAAGAGTGGCACAAGGAAAACGAGGGCGGAACCGGATTCATGAAAGACATTTTTGCCCTTTACTCCAATGTGGGCATGGAAATGAAGGAACAGGTTGAAAGTCTGTTCGGGGCCGGAACCTGCAAGAAGGTGTTCGGCGACATCACGCCCACCTTTGACCTTTATGTTGATTTCTTTGATCAGCTTACGCCGTATCTCCAGGAGTTTGCGGCGGAAAAGAAGCAGCGTATGAGCAAATACAGCGCGGACAGAACCGGGAATGCATAACGCAATGCTGGATCGCCTCCCAGAGGACTATCAGGGATGGCTCATTCGGACGGATTACCGAATTGGGGTTCAAATACAACTTTGCCTCTCCGACCCAGATCTGTCTGACAGCGAAAAAACGGGGACGGCGCTGTACCTGCTTTATGGAAATGGCGTGCCGGACTTTCAGACGGCCATTGATGGGCTGTCCTGGTTTATGTCTGGCGGGAATCCGGCGCCAATTGACGGTGACGGGGATGAACCGCCCACATACTCCTTTGAACAGGATTCTGGGCGGATTGTATCCGCGTTCCGAAAGGTGTTCGGAATCGACATCAGCCGGGAGCGGCTCCACTGGTTTGAATTCCTGGCCATGCTGGGCGATCTCAGTGGAACCGCGTTCACCAGCGTGATTGACATCCGCACCACAGCTCCGTCCGAGGTGGACAAAAAGAAGCGGGCGGAGTTTATTCGGCTGCAAAAACGATTCGCACTGTCCTGCCAATATTCGGCGAAAGAACAGGCGGAAATCAACGAGTTTATGGAGCAACTGAAATAAACCCACCGGACTATGAAACCCACATAGATTCATTGACGGCAAAATCAACAGAATAGGATTGATGAAAATGTTAGTAGAAATCATGAACTTCAGGCGTGAGGAGCGGGCTATCTGCACCAGCCTGGATGTGGCAGAAACATTTGGAAAAGCCCATGACAAGGTAATGCGAGACATCAAAAACCTTGGGTGCAGCGAGGAATTTAATACCGCCAATTTTGGCGATATCTTCTATTCCGACTCCATGAACCGGCAGCAAAAAGCCTGCGTTATGACCCGAGACGGCTTCACTCTCCTTGTCATGGGCTTCACCGGCGATCTGGCTATGAAGTTCAAGGAAGCGTATATTAAGCAGTTTAACGCTATGGAGGCCGCGCTTCAAGGCAAGTTGATTGAGCGAGAAAAGGGTATCGCCGTTCGGCAGTCACTGACAAAAGCCCTCCAGCAATCCACCGATAACGCTCGAATGCATGGCCACGCTTACTCTGCCTATACCAACTGCATTTACAAGGAGTTGTTTGGCATGAACGCCAACCAGCTTCGGGAAAAGTTCGGCACCAAAAAGAAAGACAGCCTGCGGGACTGCTTCACACAAGAGGAACTGCGGGCCATCCAGTCTATGGAGTGCCTTGTCAGCGGTCTGGTGGACTGCGGCTGGGAGTATGACCGGGTAAAGGCGTTTATACACGAAAACAACGCACGGCGGCAGTTGGCCGCATAAATAACACGTCCCAAAGCTGAGCAAAAGGACTGAGCGGGGCCATTTCCTTCAAAGGGGGTGACATCGCTTGGCCTTTGGCTACGATGGTTCCATCCGCATTAAGGCGGATTTAAATCACAGCAACTTTGACCGTGGGCTGGCTTCGATGACCAATAAGGTCAATTCCTTTGGGTCTACGCTGAAGAAAATAGCTGGAATGGTGGCTGTTGCGTTCGGTACTGCGGCGCTGGTCAATTTCGCAAAAGAGAGCGTCAAACTTGCCTCCGATATCCAGGAGGTTCAGAATGTCATTGATGTGACGTTTGGCAAGGGCGCGGCGCAGATTGAGGAATTCGCCCAGTCTGCGGCTACGGCGTTCGGCCTGTCTGAGCTGGCCGCAAAGCAGTACACCGGGACGATGGGGGCAATGCTGAAATCGTCTGGTCTGACTGTTAATGCGGCGCAGGAAATGTCAATTGCCCTGACTGGGCTGGCGGGAGACATCGCATCCTTCTACAACCTGGATACCGATACCGCATTTGAAAAAATCCGTTCTGGCATCAGCGGCGAAACTGAACCGCTTAAGCAGCTCGGTATCAACATGAGTGTTGCGAACCTGGAGGCCTATGCGCTGTCCCAGGGCATCACAAAGAGCTACAACGCCATGTCCCAGGCCGAACAGGTAATGCTCCGATATAACTACCTGTTGAGCGCAACTACGGACGCCCAGGGGGATTTTGCCCGCACATCCGGCAGTTTTGCCAACCAAATCCGAATCCTGCAGCTCAGTTTCGACCAACTGAGAATCGCTGTTGGCAACGCCCTTATCCCAATCGCCGAGGCTGTACTTCCCAGTATCAACGCCATTATTTCAGGTCTGACAAAGCTGGCCAATGCATTTGCCAAAGTGACGGCCCTGTTGTTTGGGAAGTCCCCAGAGGTAAAGGCTACAAGTGGAATCGCGGCATCCGCAGGAGCAGCGGCAGACGCAACCAACGGTCTTGCGGACGCCACAACCGGGGCGGGGAATGCGGCGAAGCAGACGGCGAAGGATATGAAGGGCGTACTTGCCGGGTTCGATGAGCTGAATATTCTTGCCTCCAATGCGGCGGACAGCATGGACGGCGCAGGCGGCGCAGGCAGCGGAGGCGGCGGACTTGGCGCTGGGGCGGAGGATTTCGAAATTCCCTCCTACGAATCTGAGATTGAGGACGTAAGCCAGCTCGAGGAAGCCTTTGAATCCCTTGGGGAAATGTTTGTTAAGGCGCTCGATGCTATGTTGGCGGCTATGCCCGCGTTCCGCCAATCACTCTTGGATTTTGCGGAAAGTTTTAACGAATTTAACCAAAAGCTTTATGACGCGTTTACCTTCCCCGGTGTGGTTGAACGTGTGGAGCAGCTGGGCCGCGAGTTGGCCGAGGCATTCAACGACCTTGTGAACGCCATTGACTGGGAGCTTTGGGGACGCACCCTTGGGGCTGGCCTAAACCTTGCGCTGCAATTCCTGACTGAGTTCCTATACACGTTCGACTGGATCAATCTCGGGAATAAACTCGCCGAATTCATCAACGGGATTGTCTACGAGGTTGACTGGTACGACTTTGGGCGGCTGCTGTGGGCGAAATTCAAACTCGCGCTGGAAACATTCGCGGGGTTTATTCTTGGGCTGGATATGCCCGCACTGGCTCGGGCCGCAAGCGACATCATTATGGGGATCTTCGACTCTATGAAAGAAACCATAGCCAACATTGATTGGGGAGAAATCGGCAGGCAGGTAGCGGAATTCCTCAACAACATTGATTGGGTCGGAATAATCACTTCAATTTCTGGTGCGCTCAAAGAGATGATTCCGGCGGCGCTTGACCTGATTGGCGGGTTTATCTCCAACGCAGACCCAGATACCCTGCTGGTTGCGGCGGCATTTCTTGGCACTAAGATCCTCGGAAAGATCGGCAGTTCCGTTTTAATGCCGATCGCCAAAGAGATTGCCGGGAACCTGATAAAAGATATTGCCGCCTCCATTACAGGCGGGGAGTCCGGCGGGATTTTGGCTTCAATCGGCAGTATAATTGCCAAACCATTTTCTGCCGCAAAAAATGCGATATGGGAATTTGCAGATGGCGTATCAGCCGCATTCTTTATTGCGAAAAATTCTTCTTATACGCTGTCGGAAGCGTTTCAGCTGGTATTTGGCCCCGCTTCAATTATCGCCGGAGCAGCTGGAGTTGTTGGCGGCTCAATTCTTGCCATTGTGAATTTCTTTACTATGCTGTCAGAGGGGTTTAGCTGGCTGAATGAAATTTTGATGCTGGTTGGCATCGCGATTGCGGCGGTTGGCGCTGTGCTTCTCGGCGTACCCGCCACTGTTGCGGCTGCTGTCGCCGGTGTTATCGCGGCTGTAGCGACTGCGGTCGTACTAATCAAGGAGCATTGGGAGGAAATTGTCGATTTCTTTGTCGGTCTGTGGGAGGACATCACAAAACTTGCATCTGACGCCTGGAATAAAATCGTTGAGGTGTGGGGCGCAGTTTCTTCCTGGTTCGATGAGAATATCATTCAGCCCGTCGTAGGCTTCTTTACCGAATTGTGGGAAAACGTCACGCAGCTTGCTTCGGATGCATGGGATGCCATCGTTGGGGTTTGGGAGGCTGTGTCCTCCTGGTTTGACGAAAACATTATCCAGCCCGTAACAGAGTTTTTCACGAAGCTTTGGGAGGATATTACACAGCTTGCATCGGATTGTTGGGATGCTATTGTCGAGGTTTGGGACAAGGTTTCCACATGGTTTGATGAGAATATCATCCAACCGCTGACTGAATTCTTCACAAAGCTGTGGGAGGATATCTCTCAATTCGCGTCTGACTGCTGGGACGCCATTGTAGGCGTGTGGGAAGCCGTCACCGGGTGGTTTGATACGAATGTCATCCAGCCTGTATCCAAGTTTTTCAGCGATATGTGGGACAGCATAACAAGATGGGCGTCTGATGCGTGGGATAACATCGTGAAAGCGTTTAAAAATGCCGGAAAATGGTTTGAAGAACACGTTACAGACCCCATCGGAAAGGCGTTCGAAGCGGTTGGCAATGCAATCAAGGGCGTTCTAAATGGCGTAATTGGCGCGATTGAAGGAGTTATCAACGGAGCAATCAAGGGCGTCAACTGGCTGATTCAGAAAATAAATGGACTTATCGGTGATGGTGTTTTGTCAGCAGGTCTGGAGTTCTTAGGGCTTCCAAACGGAAAGATCCCAACAATTGGAACAGTTTCCCTCCCCCGTCTCGCCAACGGCGCGGTCATCCCGCCCAACCAGCAGTTTGCGGCCGTCCTGGGCGACCAGCGCAGCGGAAAGAACTTAGAGGCCCCGGCGAACCTCATCCGGCAGATGGTGGCCGAAGGCATCCAGATGGCGGGAGGCGTTGGCAGGAGCAGCGGCAACATGACAATCATCATGGAGATTGACGGTCGGGAGTTTGGCCGTGCGTCCTACAAATACGGCACAGCGGAGCAGCAGCGTGTCGGCGTGAGATTGGCGGAGGTGAGAGCATGAAACTTCCTGTGTTTACTGTTGATGGCGTTGGTTACCCTGGTGTAAACGTTTTGAGCCTGAAACGCACCTTTGCCGTTATGGACGGCGACAACGCGGGCCGGACGATGGACGGGGCTATGCGCCGGGATATCATCGGTACATATTACAACTACAACATGGAGCTTACATCGGATTACAGCGATCTTTCGGAATACGATGCGCTCTATGAAGTTTTGTCCGCACCAGTTGACAGCCACACTATTGTTGTCCCATACGGACAGGGGGCGCTCGCTTTTGAGGCGTATGTAGCCAACGGGGACGATGAACTTCTCCATAAGCGTGACACCTTCAACAAATGGCAGAATCTTAGTGTGAACTTCGTCGCCATGAATCCACAAAGGAGGCCCGCGTGAGCGTACGCATCGTATACCAGGACATTGCCGCCGGGGCG